TCTATTTTTGGAAACAAAGATTTAGGAAATGATGTAGTAGAGGCAGGTGCTTTTTCTAAAAGTTTAAGAAAAAGAAAACCAAATCAAGTAAAATTATTATGGCAACATAAACAAGACCAACCAATTGGTGTATTTGAAAGCATTAAAGAGGATGGTGATGGATTAGCAGTCAAAGGCAGACTTGCTCTTGGTACACAGCAGGGCAGAGAAGCATTTGAACTTATGAAAATGGGTGCTTTAGATGGCTTATCAATAGGCTATAAAGCAGACCCAAACAAGCAATCTTATGATGAGCGAAGAAGAAGACGTATGCTCAAAGAGGTTGACTTGATGGAAATTAGCCTTGTTACTTTTCCAATGAACCCAAAGGCTAGGGTTACTGCGGTTAAAGCCTGTGACAGGACTATTCGTGATTGGGAAACTTTCCTTCGTGAGGAAGGCGAGTTGAGCCGATCAGAAGCAAAGGTTTGTGCAAAAGCACTCGTTAACTCGTTGACAAAACATCGTGATGATGGTCAGACCGAAATTTCAGAATCCATTAATACACTTAAGAAGTTAATGGAAAATCTTAAACCCTAAACTTGAAAGGAAATCTCATGGCAGATTTACAAGAGCTAAAGGGCGTGATTGAGGAGTTCGGCAAGACTTTTGAAGATTTCAAGTCGGCAAATGATGAGCGTCTAAAGCAAGTAGAGTCCAAAGGTGTAGTTGATCCAATTACAGAAGATAAAGTTTCTAAAATTGAATCAAAGTTAGATGCACTTGAGGACATTAACCAAAAGTTCACAAAAGAACTTATGGATTCTAAAACTCTTGGTGAGCGTTTAGATAGGATTGAAACAGAGATAAAAAGACCTAATGTTGGTATGACAACAAAGGATGTTGATTTAACTCTTAAAGCCTATGATAAATACTTAAGAAAAGGTAAAGAGTCCTTAGACCAAATGGAGCATAAGGTTCTAACAGTATCTAATGATACTGGTGGAGGATACCTTGCACCACCAGAGTTTGTTGCTGAGATTCAGAAACAAGTCGTGGAAATGTCACCAATTAGAAGCATTGCTAGAGTAAGAACAACTTCAAATAGAAGTATTCAAATGCCTACTAGAACTGGTACATTTGCCGCTACTTTTGTTGCTGAAACAGGAACAAGATCAGAAACAACTGGCTTAACATATGGTATGGAAGAAATCACAGCACATGAATTATATGCTTTGGTTGATATTTCAGAGCAGGATGTTGAGGATTCAGCTTTTAATATGGAAGCAGAATTATCTTCTGAATTTGCAACACAGTTCGCAAAAGCAGAGGGAACAGCATTTGTTAATGGTGCTAATGTAGGTACTCCAGAAGGATTCTTACAAAATGCAAACATTGCAAGTACAAATTCTGGTGCAGCCGCCGCTTTAACTGCTGATGGTTTAATAGACCTATATTCAGACGTTAAGACAGACTATGCTAGAAATGGTGTATTTGTTATGAATAGAGCAACCTTAGGTAAGGTAAGACAGCTACAGGATACAAATGGTTCATATGTATTCCAAGCAGGATTTAGCTTGCAAGTAGGTGTTCCAAATACAATACTTGGTCAGCCATACATTGAAGCATCAGATATGCCAGATGTAGGAGCAGGAAACAAGCCAATTGCATTTGGTGATTTTAACCGTGGTTATGTAATTGTAGACAGAGTATCTTTAGCAATACTTCGTGACCCATTTACTCAAGCAACATCTGGAACAATCAGATATGTGGCTAGAAGACGAGTTGGTGGTCAAGTTGTAATGGCTGAAGCTATTAGACTACAAAACATTTCAGCTTAAGGGAGAATTTAACATGGCGAATAAAGATTTAGCTAACAATCTGTTAATGACTCAAGTACTTGACCCTGCCACATTAACTGCAACAGCAAATACTACAGGTCTTGACCTTAAAAGTGCTTCTGGTGCAATGATTAATGTTTTAATTGGCGAAAGTGGAGATACATTATCTGCAAGTGTTAAGTGGGATTTAATTCTACAGCACAGCGATGATAATTCTGCATGGTCAGCAGTAACAAGCAATACTGATGTTTCTTTTGCTGATGTTGATAGTAGTGGAATATATGCTACTATTGATGCTGCAGCAGAAGACGATGCTTCATATCCAATTGGTTACAATGGTGCCAAAAGATATGTAAGGGTTGCTATTACTAAGACAGGTACACATACAAATGGAACACCTATAGGTGCAGTTGGTATTACAATGCCAATTCATAGACCTGTAAGTGGATCAGATAATGGTACGTCAACAGGCTAACTAACAAGAAGTGACCCTCAATTATGGGGGTCATTTCCTTTGTAGGAGTAACCAATGAAAATTAAAATGACCAAAACAATGGTAGGCTCTGCCAATAATATGGGTTCAGTTTCAATGAAATATGAAGCAGGGCAAGAATATATGATGACTGCTGATTGGCAAAAAACAATAGCACAAGTATTTATAGATTTGGAAAGTGCAGAACTAATTGGCGAAAAAATTGAAAAAAAGATTGTAAGTCCTACAGAAACCAAAAGAGCAAGAAACAATGATGGGACATTAAAGGCTGATGATAAATCCACACCAAATGTAAATGAAGCATGGGTAGGTGGAAAAGCACCTAAGAAAAAATAATTAAATGGCAGGTGTACAAATCATCACTCCAGAAGCTACTGATTTAATTTCTGTAACAGAGATTAAGACACAGCTTAGAATTGCCACAAGTGACTCCACACATGATACATTAATTGGTGTATGCAAAGATGCGGCAATTGGTATTGCAAAAGAATATTTGCAAAAGTCATTAATAAATAGAACTTTAAAACTATCCTTAGATAACATTCCTTTTGCTGATAGTGTTTTACCAAATAAAGAAGGTATAACTGTTGGGCCTTTTCTTGAATATAGAAAAAGAAGTGTTTCTTTGCCATATAGTCCTCTTGTAAGTGTTACAAGTGTAAAAACCTTTAATGATAGCGATACAGAAACCACTATGGCTAGTAGTCGCTATTATGTTGATACAGCTAGTGAATATGGTCGTGTTATTCTAAGAACTGGAGAAACTTGGGATGATATGCTCAGAGTAGGTAATGCCATAGAAATAACTTATGTTGCAGGATATGGAACTGCAAGCTCAAATGTACCAATGCCAATAAGGCAAGGTGCTATTACAATGGCGGCACACTTTTTTGAAAACCCAGATTTAGCTATTAAAGGTGAAAGTGTTAATGAAATACCATCATTGGTTAATGCTTTATGGAAACCTTTTAGAGCAATGAGGTTTGGTATAGGATTAGGCTAATGGCTAAATATCCTTACATTGGCGATTTACGACATTCAATAAATTTACAATCAAGAAATAGAACAACAGATACTGGTGGTGGATTTACTTCATCTTGGACTACTACAAGAACATTATTTGCTAAAGTAGTACCACGTTCTGGGCAGGAAGCCTTGGAGGCAGGCAGATTAGACCATTCATTAACACATGATGTTTATACAAGATATTATTCAGATATAAATTTTAAAAGTAATGGTGGGCAAATGAGAATAACTTGGTCAGATAATGGCGTGACAAGAACATTTTCTGTTAAATCTGTTATAGATGTAGGGGAAAGAGATAGATACCTTATATTTAGATGTTCAGAAGGTGGTGTGGATGACAGTTAGGCTTAAAGTTTTAAATAGAAAAGAATTTGAGGCAAAATTAAAAAAAATGTCTACACAAACTCTTGCCAATCTTAAAAGGACTGTAAGAGTAACTGCTAATGAAACAAGAAATACTGCTGTAACAAGTATACTGCAAAATGCAAGAAGTGGTATTGAAGTTACAAGATATAATCCTAAAAGAACAATAAGAATATCAGCAGAGGGTGATCCTCCTGCATCAGACACAGGTTTTTTAGCATCAAATATATATCTAATTATGGATGCTGACCAATTAGGAGCATCTGTTGAAAGTAGAGCAGATTATTCTAAATTTTTAGAATTTGGTACACTTAAAATGAGAGCAAGACCATTTATGCAACCTGCATTAGAACAAGGAAAGAGAAAATATAGAAAAATGTTTGAAAAAGCAGTAAAGGATGGAATTTAATGGATATTAATACTTTTATAGATAGAATTAAAAAACTAAATTTGGCAATGCAAATTTCTATTTATAAAAAAGCTGAATTATCAGAGCAAGTAAAGGAAGGTTTGGCTGAAAAAGTAAAAGAGCATAATGATAAGTATGGAGACAAAAAAGGTAAAAGAGTTACACAAAGAATGTTGGAAGCTGTTTTTAGGAGAGGTGTAGGTGCTTACAATACCAATCCAACATCAGTAAGACCAAGTGTTAGAGCATCTGGTGGAGCAGATAGATGGGCTTATGCTAGGGTAAATGCCTTTTTATATGCTGTGAGGAATAATAGGTTTCGTAGAGGAAGATTTGATAGAGATTTATTGCCAAAAGACCACCCATTAAGTAGTGATAAGGAAAAATAATGTCTATTGACTCTAAATATGGTTGGCAAATTCGTAGAGGTCTTGTAAGAGAAAAGGGTCTTTTTAAATTTGGTTTTAATCCTGCTGTTGGCACAGAGTTAGTAACTATTTGGTCACAAGGTGGTTTATATTCTTATTTATCTTCTGCAAGTATTCTGAAAATTTCAAGTTCAAATACAAATGATACATCTGAAGGAACTGGTGCAAGAACAGTACAGTTAAGAGGTTTAGATGCTAATTATGATGAGGTAACAGAAACAGTTATTTTAAATGGACAAACTGCAGTAAATACTAATAATCAATTTATAAGAATAAATCGTATGCAAGTTTTAACTGCAGGAACTGGTGGTGTAAATGCAGGAGTGATTTATGCAGGAACAGGTACTGTAACAACTGGTGTACCAGAAAATAAATATGCAACTATAGGAATTGGGGATAATCAAACCTTAATGGCATTATGGACAGTACCAAGAAATCATACTGCATATATTTATATATTACAATTATCAACTGGTAGTTCTTCCTTAAATAAATTTGTAACTGGCAGATTGGCTATAAGGGAATTTGGTGGTGCTTTTGCTACAAAATATATAACTACTTTTGCAAATACAAATATTTATGTTGATTTACCAATACCAATAGTTGCAGGAGAAAAATCAGATATTGAACTAAGAGCTAAAACATCGTCACAGACAGATGGGGTTTCTGGTGACTTAACAATTATTTATATGGATGAAGAATATGTATCACAATAAAAATAGATATTCTGATTTTATGAAAAAAATGTTATAATAAGGGTATTATGTCTTATCATGGTTTTGAATTACAGGAAGCAATTTATTCAACTTTAAATGTTGCTTCATTAACTAGTTTGGTCACAGGTGTTTATGATACTGTGCCAGATGATACAACATTGCCTGTTGTTATTATTGGTTCACAAACAACAAGTGACAATGCCACAAAAAATTTAGATGGCAGAGATTATATTTTTAATGTAGATATATACAGTAATTATAGAGGAATGAAAGAAACCAAAACTATAGAAAAAGAGGTTTATTCGTTACTCCATGATCAGAGCATCAGCGTGTCTGGTGCTTCGTTAGTAAATTGCAGATGTGAGTTTACTACGGAAATACAAGAAGACGATGGCATAACAAGACACGCTGTTATGCGATTTAGAGCCTTTGTAATGGACAGCTAAAAGGAGTTTAATATGGCAGCACAACAAGGTAAGGCATTACTTATGAAAATAGGTGATGGGGCATCTCCAGAGGTTTTTACAACTATTGGTGGTATGCGTTCAAATACATTAACTATGAATGATGAAATGGTTGATGTAACAAATAAGGACTCATCTGGAGCTAGAGAAATTTTGGCTCAAGGTGGTGTTAACTCAATAACAGTTGCAGGAAGTGGTGTTTTTACAGACTCAGCTTCTGAAACAGAACTCAAAGGTAAATTTAATGTAGCGGCATTAACAAATTACCAATTTCTAGTTCCAGACTTTGGTACTTTTACTGGTGCTTTTATGCTTACAACCTTAGAGTATGCAGGTGAATATAATGGGGAAGTTACTTATTCTTTTACATTTGAATCATCTGGAGCAATTACGTTTGCGACTGTATAACGTATGGCTTGGGTTAATTCTGAAATCGTTGTGTTAGGTAACACAATAAAAAGTGTCATTAATAGGCATGACGATATAACTGTAGTTGAAATTCCTTTTACAGAAGGTGAAGGCATATCAACTGGAGATGATATTACTATTGATGGTGCTAATTTAAAAATTGCCAAAATAACAAATATTGGTGGCAGAAATGAAACATTATCAATGGAGGTATTAAATGACAAATCCGTTCAGAGGGGAAAAGGAAGTAAATCTAGGAAAAAAGACGTACAAGACGAGGTTGACAGTTGATGCTTTAATTAGACTTGAGCAGAAAACTGGTCAAAGTTTAATAAGATTAACACAAAGACTATCTGAAGGTACTCTTACACTTACTGAGATTGCTTCCATAATTACTCCTGCTATAAGAGGTGGTGGTGCTGATATTAAAGAAGATGAAGTTGTATCACTCATATATCAATCTGGTATTGCTGAAGGCATTAGGGTTTGTGGAGAACTTCTTGCAAATGTATTGGCAGGAGGTCAAGAGGATGACGAAAAAAAGGAAGTAGAAGCACCTTAAGTGGCAATGACGAAATGCCTTGGGGTCGCTTCATACAAGTAGCATTAGGGGTTCTAAGAATACCCCCAAAGGATTTTTGGAATATGGGTTTACCAGAATTATATTTAGCAATTGATGGTTATGTAGAGGCTAATAGTACTGGTCAAAAACCATTTACCAGAGATGACTTACAAGACCTAATGGAAAGGTATCCAGATTAATGGCAACAGTTGATACACTATTAGTTCGTATTGAAGCTGATATGAGTCAGCTAAAAAAGCAATTAAATTCCACACAGGTTGCAGTCCAACGCTCTGTTGGTAAACAGCAATTATCATTTACAAGATTAGGCAGAACAATTAAAACTGTGGTTGCAGGTGTAGTAGCATTTCAAGCTATAAGATTTGCAAAGCAAATGATTGACATGACAAGTGCAGTAGAGGAAATGCAGTCAAAGTCATCTGTTGTATTTGGAAGATTTGTAACTGATGTAAGAAATGAACTTGCACAATTTGGTAATGAAGTCGGCAGAAGTACATTTGAATTAGAGGGAATGGCATCTTCCATACAAGACACTTTTGTTCCAATGGGTTTTGCTCGTGGAGAGGCAGCAAAATTATCAGTTCAATTAACTAAATTAGCAGTAGATGTTGCTTCATTTAACAATGCTAGTGATGCCGATACAATGAGAGCATTTCAAAGTGCTTTAGTTGGTAATCATGAAACAGTTAGAAGATTTGGTGTTGTAATAACAGAAGCAACACTTAAGCAAGAATTATTACGAATGGGCATTACAAAGACTGCTGATGAAGTAAGTAATGCTGAAAAAGTACAAGCTAGAATGAATTTAATAATAGCAGGAACATCAGATGCACATGATGATGCGACTTTTACTGCTGACTCCTTTGCAAATAAACAAAAACAACTAAATGCTGTACTTGAAGAATTAACAGTTAAGGTTCTTACACCTTTGTTACCTAAATTGGTTAGTTTTGTAGATTTATTATTAGGTGGTGTTGATGCTGTTGATGAATTTGTGGATGCTGTTTCAAAAACTGGAAAACTTTTAAGTTATGCTGAAACATTAGATAAAATTAAACAAGCAGAAACAGAGTTAAAAGAAGAACAAGCAAAAGCTGATCAGGTACGTTCAAAAGGACTTGGAAATCTTTTTAAAAATATAAAAGATGGTATAAAGGCAGAGGGTGACCTAAGATTGGCTATTGGTGGTCCTAAGTTATTTGAAGATAATATAAAGAATATAAAAGATAGAATAGCAGTATTAAAACAACAAGCAGGAGCTTTGCTTGAAAATTCTTCTATGGAACAATTAGATGAAAAAACACGCAAAAGAAATAATGAATTAGAACAAGAAAAAATAGAGTTAGAAAAGAAACGTCTAGCAAATATTATGAAACCAATATCAAGACAAGAAGGTCTTGGTTTAAAAGAAGAAGAATTAAAACAATTTTATGCCCTAGATAAAGCTACAAAAGATTTAGCTAATGCAAATGAACTTCTTACTATGAAAATTAATGGTAAGACAGATGCTGAAATAAAGGCAAGAAGTATTCAGCTTGAAAATAGCGAACTTTCATCAGAAATGTTTGAAAATATAAACCAACAAATTATATTAGAAGGTCAACTAAATAAAGAATTAGAGCAAAAAAATAAATTAGATGCTATGGATATAGCAAGAAAAGAGAGAATACAAGAATTAACAAAATCTTTATTAACACCTACACAAGAATTAGCTTTATTACAAAATGACTTAAATAATGCTTATATTAGTGGTCAAATAGGTCAAGAGCAATATGCTTTAGGTACTGAAAATCTTAAATTAAAATTAATGGAAGCATCTGAATCTGGTAAAATGGCACTAGATACAATTAATAAGGTTGCTGATGGTTTTTCAAAAGAATTTGCAGATGCACTTATGTCTGGTGAATTATCTTTAAAAAGTTTAAAAAATGTAGTTGCAGATGTAATGGCAAGTATAATTAGAGATTTTATAAGAGCACAGATAAGAGCATTAATATTTAAATCTATATTAGGCTTTACAGGAGGTGGTACTGCACCTTCTACTGGACCAACAACATTTGATGCAACTACTGGAGGCTTTGCAGGAGGTGGAACAGTTCAAGCTAAAACTCCAATTATGGTTGGTGAAAGAGGTGCAGAAATGTTTATTCCAAATACTGGTGGGGTAGTTAGAAATGCTCAAGATACAAGAAGTATGAGTACAGGAAAGCCAGTAATAGTAAATCAAAATATAAATATAAGTACAGGTGTTGCTCAAACAGTAAGAGCAGAGGTTATGAACCTAATGCCACAAATATCACAATCTACAATATCTGCAATAGTAGATGCAAAGCAGAGGGGTGGTTCTTTTGCCACTATTATGAGTTAATGGCTATTACTTATCCTATATCATTGCCTACAGATTCAGCAGGACAGCCAACAAATACAACTTTCAGAATAAGAAGAATTGTTGGACAATCATCAAGTCCTTTTACTGGAGAACAGCAAACATTTAGACATCAGGGTGAGTGGTGGGAAGCAGAAGTTACATTGCCACCTATGAAACACGCTTTGGCTAGGGAATGGGTTGCAAAGCTAGTATCTATGAGAGGTGTATTTGGCACAATGCTTTTAGGGGATTGGGATGCTAGAACACCAAGAGGTACTGCATCTAGCTCTGCAGGAACACCTTTGGTAAATGGTGGAAGTCAATCTGGTAATACTTTAATAATAGATGGTGCTACTGCAAGTCAAACTGGCTAT